ACAGAGAAAGATGTTTAAGATATTTTTATAGGTCAAGAAATGAATCAAATGGAACTGTTTGGTTTGGTTCAATGACAAACGCAGCTATGGGATGCACACATCAATTTCCAGTTATAATGAGAGCAACTCCAACTATGGGATATGGATGGACATCTGCTTATAGTGGAAATACCTTTGCAGACATAATTACTGGAGGTACATCAACTTGGACACTAACACAGAATCAAGTTGGTAGAGAGTGTGTAAAAAATATTTATGATAGTGGAAAGACTGGAATTACAGTTGGCAGACAGTATGGAACGCACATGGAGGCAGACGCAGAACTATGAGTTATAAATGGCAATTAGGAAAAATAGGTTTAATTGATTTAACGACTGGTAAATCAATACCAAAAGACGAAGATAACAGACATTATCAAGAGTGGAAAATTTGGGATGCACAACCTGAAAATACTACTCAAGAGCCAGATGATGATCCAAATAATTTTGGAGGTGGTGAGTAATGGCATATTTAGGTAGAGGAATAGAAAACTTATCAGATAGAGTAGTATTAGACTCATTAACTGCTAGTGCTACTGCTAGTTATACCTTGCAATTAAATTCAGTTAATTTTGTACCAAGTAGTGCATCATCACTAACAGTTAGTTTAAATGGAGTTATCCAAAAACCAGATAGTTCTTATACTGTATCTGGCTCAACGCTTACATTCTCTAGTGCTTTAACTTCGTCTGATAGCATAGACTTTATTATTGCTGAAAGAGGAATTACTTTACAAACTCCTAGTGCTGGTTCAGTTAATACAGATCAGTTAGCTGCATCTGCTGTTACCAATGCAAAGATTTCATCAACTGCTGCTATTGCTACAACAAAACTTGGATCTGGTGCTGTGTTGCAAGTTGTAAATAGTTCTAATTCTGGAAATTCGTCTAACACAACAAGCATTAGTTTTACTGATACAGTAAATACTTTAAATATAACTCCTTTATCAAGTAATAGTAAAATTGTAGTTATGGCAGACCATGCTGTTGCAATAGCTCCAGGTTCAGATGATACAAGAATAGATGCAAGACTTAGAGAAACAACTACATCAACAACAATAGGAGACAAAAGATTTATTGGTGCAGACCAAACCACTCTCAGTAAATTAAATCTTCCTTTTGCTTTAGTTGGTGTTTTAACAAATTCATCAACTGCTCAAAAAACTTTTACAGTGCAAGTTAGAAAAGGAAATGGCTCCGCAGGTCAAAGTGGAGCAATTGATTTAAACTGGTACACCAACGCAGTTCACAATATGATTGCAATGGAAATAGCTGGATAGGAGAAATTAATTATGGCACTTATAACTTTAAATAAATTAGCTTTACCTACTGGAAGCGTTTTAAATTCATATACAAATGTTAATACAACAGCAGACAGCACAACATCTACATCTTTTGTTGCAAGTTCTAGTGCAATAACACTTACTCCAGTTTCATCTTCAAGTAAATTTTTACTTTTATTCAATTCTGTTCTTGAAGTAACAAATGGTTGTAGACCAGAATTTACTTTTTTTAGAGATAGTACCAACATAGGTGTTGGTCATAATAATTCTATTGTTAGAGACCAAGATACAAGCAATATAAATGTAAGTTATGGTATGCACAAAGTTGATACTCCAAGTACAAGCAGTCAAATTGTGTATAAAATGTTTTTTAGAAGTAGTAATGGAAATCAAGCTTTTGCAGTTTCTGGTGGAGAAGCAAATTTAACAATTTTAGAAATTAAATCATAAGGAGGTAAATCAATATGGTAGATATAGCACAAGCAATCCAAGCATTAGACAGTTCAGCTCAATTCGTTATTCATGGTACGCCAACTAACGAAGCTGAATATCAAGAACAAGTTAAATATGTTTCTGGTGAAGATGAAAATGGTTCAGCTATTTTTTCTGATACGCAAACATTTACTTGGTCTGAAGTTTCAGCAAAGCAAACGGAACTACAAGCTGAGTATGATGCTAAACAATATCAAAGAGATAGAGTATATCCAAGCATAGGAGATCAGCTAGATATGTTATGGCACTCAATAGATAAAGATGGAGATTTAAAATCAAAATATTTTGAATTCTATGAGGCAATAAAAGCTGTAAAAGTAAAACACCCTAAAAATGGCTAATATATATAAAAACGCTATGTTTGATCTTACAACGACAAACAAAACTACAGTTTATACTTGTCCGACAGATAGAACAGCTTTAATAAAATCAATACAAATAACAAATATTCATACTGGTAATATTGAAGTTGAAGCCTTTACGACAGACTCATCAAATTCAGGTGCAGAGCATGAAGTAGCTCACATAAGTTTATCATCTAAAACAGTCGATAATCTTGTTAAAGGTACTATGGTTTTAGAATCAGGTGATACTTTAAAATTAAAAGCTGGATCTGCTAATAATATAGCAGGTATAGTAAGTTATTTAGAAATATTTGATGAGAAAAGTGCGTAATTATATTGTTGTTTTAAACAATAATATAATATATTTATGAAATTAGTACGAATACCAACTCAAGAACTTGATAAAGTTTGGGGTTTAGTAGATAAAGACATAAGACAAGCTCTTAGTTATTCAAGTCAACTTACTGATTCAGAATTTGTATTAGAAACTGCAAAAGAAAATAAGTTTCAAATCTGGATTCTTTGGGATGAAAGTCAAAAGAAACCAGTAGATAAATATTTTGGAGTTGTCGTTACTGAATTGATAACTAGAAAATTTGGTAAAGTTTGCCATATTTATATTATGACTGGCAAACAAAGACACAAATGGCAATACCTCATAAAAGATATTGAGGAGTTTGCAAAACAAAATGATTGTCAAATGATGGAATTGATTGCAAGACCAGGTTGGCAAAAAGTTCTAAATAACTTTGGTTACAAAAGAACCCATGTTGTTTTAGAAAAGAAAATTAAACAAGAGGAGATAGAATGAGTTTTGGAGGAGGATCAAGTGGTGGATCAACCACATCAGCAGTAACACCTTATGCACCAACAGAACCAGCATTAGCTCAAATAGTTTCTGAGGCTGGTCAATTATACGGACAAGGTGTAGGAGCATCAGGTTACGTTGCACCGACAACACAAACATTACAAGGTCTGGCTGGACAAGAGGCTTTAGCAAGAGGTTCTCAACAACAATTAGCAGCAACTTTAAGTGGTCAATATCTAAATCCTTTTTTACAACCTTTGTTACAAAAATCAGCACAAGATATTGCAACATCAGTTTCACAAGAATTTTCAGGAGCAGGTAGAACACCTGGATCTCCTATGTCTCAACAACAAGTAGTTTCAAGAGTAGCACAAGCTGCATTACCTTTAGCCTTCCAAGAGTACGGAACTGAAAGACAAAGACAACTAGGTATTGCAACAAGAACACCAAGTTTATTTCAAACAGGACAACAACTAGAGGCTTTGCAAAGGCAACAACAACTTGCACCACTTCAATCATTACAAAATTATGCAAGTTTAGTTACACCTATCGCATCTGGTTTTCCTACAACTGTAGGCGCACAACAAACACAAGCAAACCCATTAACAACTGCTCTAGGTGGAGCTGTTTTAGGAGCAGGATTACCTGGTGTAGGAGCTTTAGTAGGTGGTGGACTTGGATTATTAGGAGGTCTGTTATAATGGATAAAATAAAAAAAATATATTTTGATTTAGAAAGAAAAGTCAAAGAGAAACCTATGAAGTTTTTTATAGGTATGTTTATTCTTTTTGTAATCGCAATAATAATTTAAAGCATGGATAGATTAAAAAAATACGCTGGACTGCTTAATGATGCAGCTCCTTCAGGTGAGTTTTTAGCTTTTATAAATAAAGATGAAGCTAAAATGCTAGAGGATGCAGGTGGTTCTGGCTTATTAACAAGATTTGGTATTCCATCATATAGAGTTGGCGGACAAGCTGGTAGAGAATATGGTGGAGGCGGTGGAAACAGAGGTGGCGGTGGCTCTGGTGGCGGTGGCAACAATGATGGAGCTGACAGAGATGGTGGTAGTTCTGCAAGAGAAAGAGCAGCACAACAAGCAAGAGAAAGAGCAGCACAACAAAGAGCAGCACAGAAAGCAGCTCAAGAAAGAGCAGCTAGAGATAGGCAAAGAGAACAATATGCTGCTACAAGAACACAAACACCAAGAACCCAAACTGTAAGTGTTCCTGATAGAGATGATGCACCTTATCAAATGGTTGGTGGTCAAAGAGTTGCTATTGGAGATCCAAGAGCTGCTGAACTTTCTAATGTCATAGATACAAGATCACCTTTTGAAAAAGGAGTTGCTAGTGTAGTTGATTATTTTAAATCAGGCGGAATATTGGGAGCAATAGGAAGAACTTTATCACCTTTATCTGCATCTATACAAAAAAAAGCTATGGAGTTTGGTTTAACAACTAAAATAAATAGACTTGTAAATAAAAAAGGTTCAACACCAAGAGAAAATAATATTATATACAGAGATGAATTAACAAAATTAAGAAATGATTTGGATGGTGTTAGAGATGGATCATTTACACAAAACGACTATACAGCAAAATATGGTAGTGGTGATGCAACAAATCCGTTAGACGCATCATTTAATCCTAATACGTTATCAGGTTCAGAGAGAGATAATTTACAAAATTTATTTACACCTGAATTAACCTATGCAGTTTCAGGATCAGCACCACAACCATCAATGGTAAATCAGTATTTTTCTAATTTAGGTATGAGCAATCAATCTCCTCTTTCATCTAAATTAGAAACAGACTATAATGCAGCAAAACAGACTATGAATAGTTTATTGGGTATAGTACCCCCAAATCAGCAGTTTGGCTTCTCAGCAGACCCCTATGGCGGTCTAATGGCATCAAATTTGGCTACTAACCCTTTTAACATTCCATACTTACAACAAAGAGGATTAATATAATGGCTATACTAGATGATATAAGAAAAATGATGATGGAAAGAGCATCACAAGGTATTGGAACAGGTGGTGGAATTATGGGTAATCAACAACAACCTGGTCTTTTAGGTGGTATGGCTAATATAAATCCTAATCTACTTTTAGGTGCTAATATAATTAGTTCTGGAATAAGAGGAGTTGATCCATTTTCAGCATTTACACCTGCTTTGATGCAAACAAGCCAAACATCAGCAGTGTTAGGAGAAATGGAAAGACAAAGAAAATCAAAAGCATTTGTTGAAAAGTATAAAAAAGATTTACCTGAAGGAAGCACATTAAAAACTTTATTTGAAGTAAATCCAAATAAAGCATTAGATTTTATTTCAAAACAAGAATTAGCAAAATTAAATGCAGAGGGTAAAAGAACCACTGCTGTAAAAAATGCTTTAGCAATCGGATTAGTTCCAGACACAAAAGAATTTAATGATTTTATAAGAGCACAAACAATTAAAACAGATGTGGCTGCACAAGCACTAGCACAACAAGGTGGTCAAGTTATTTCTCCAAGTAAAAGAGATGAAATAGTTAAAGATTTAGAATTTGTAAGAAAAATAGAATCACAATTAGGAAATGTAATACAAAAAGTAACAGATGATGAAACTTTGTTAGGAGGTATGGGTGCTGTAAGAAGGGGTGCAAATAAAATAGGAACTTTATTACAAGATTTAGACATAGATATTGAACCTTATCTTCCAAAAGGATTAGGAAAGGATTTTATATTTGATCCTGATATTCCTACAATATCTGCATTAGAAAATACAATAGCAGCAGGTTATGCAAAAGTTTTATATCCAGGTCAAAAAATTACTAATCAACAAATTAATCAGGCAAGAGAAATAGTTAATTTAACAGGTTTTACTGGATCTGATGAAGTTAAAAATAGATTATTACAAGTTCAAAGAGAAATGAATAATTTTACAACATCTTATCAAAATTTATTAGAGGTAGATAAGAAAAAAACTAGATTAAGACTTAATCTTGAAACTGGCGAATTAGAGGAATTTTAATGGCTGAGATATTTGTAGAAGGTTTAGGCAATGTTAATATTCAAGGAGATGTTCCTACTTCTGAAGAAAAAGAAGCAATAATAAATCAATTAAAAAAAAAACAACCTAAAGAAGAAACAATTCAAACACAAGATGCAGAAGAACAAAAAACTAAATCTTTTGTGGAAGGTGCAATAGACGCTTTTAAAACAAGAGATACTGCACTTATGGCTGGTGGTTTAGGCGGTTTTGCAACTGGTGCAAGGATGGGAGCTGTTGCTGGATCTCCTTTTGGAGTGCCTGGAGCAGTTGTAGGTGGTCTTGTTGGTGGAACTTTAGGTGCTACAGGATTTGGTCAAGTTTATGATATTGTAGATTCTTATATTCAGGGAGATAATAAAACATTTGATGAATCTGCTAAACAAGCATTAAAAGATGCAAAAAGAGAAACTATGTTTGGTATGATAGGATCAACTATTCCAGGTGTAAAACCAGCTATAACAAGATTACTTTCAAAAAGAGAAAAGGGAGAATTGATAGGAAAAGATGTTAGAGAACTTTATAATGCAGGAAAAAGAATTGGAGTTGATATTCTTCCAATGGATGTGTCAGGAAAAGTAGGAAAAATGTATGGTAGAGTTGTAGGTGTTTTTCCTATAGTTGGAAGACCTTTAAAAACATCAGCAGAGAGAAGGGGTCGTCAACTTAATTTGATTAAAGATCAAGTTTTAAATGAATTAGCACCAAATTCACATATATCAGATTTAGGTGTAGATATGTTTAATGCTGCAAGAAAAAGTTCTAAGGAATTTAGAAAATTATCAGGTGATTTATATAAAGTATTTTATGAACAGGCATCTCAAATTAATAAACCATTTATACCATCTAAAAATATAAAAGAATCTGCAAATTCTATAATTAAAGAGTTTCTACAACAAAGACCTAAAGAAGTTTTAACAAAAACTGTAGTAAGAAATGGCAAAAAAGTAAAAATAAAATTAAAAAAACCAATTAAACCAGCAGTAAATCAAAAATATTCTAATTTTATAAGAAGTTTATCAAGATTAGATGATTTTGTAACTCCTGCACAAATAAAAAAAATAAAACAAGATTTAAATTATTATTCTGATTTAGTTGCAGGAAAAGATGGTGCAGGAATTTTTAGATTAACAAAAATGTCAAAAGCTGCGGATGGTGCTTTAAGAGATTTTGATAATTATAATTTATCTGTTTTTGCAAAAGACCCAACAATTACACCTAAAACCTTACAAAAAATGGTTACAGATTTAAAAAAAGCTGATGCTTTTTATGCAAATGGAATACAAATATATAATAGATCAACAGCAGGTAGATTTAGAAAAGCAGATAAAAATATTTTTATGGCAGGTTTTGATAAACCTGGATCTATAGAACCAGACGAATTATTTAGTCATGTAATAAAAACAGGTTCGCCACAATCTTTAAAGGATTTAAGAAAATTAATTGGAGATGATAATTTTTCTAAAGTCGCAAGAAAAATAGTTGACAATGCTTTTACAAAATCCGCTATAAAAGATGATAAAAGTAGAAATTTATTATTTAATCCTTATGTTCTTGAACAAGAATTAGGAGCAATTGGTAAAAATCCTGAATTGCTAGAAAATCTTGTAAAAGGAACTAAATTAAATAAACAAAAATTATTAGATTTAATAGAGGTTTCAAAATCTCATGCAAATCTTGAAATACCTGATGTTAATTCATTTATTCAAAGAAGGATTACTTTAGGTGGTGCAAAAAGCATTTTAGGTACATTTGCTTTAGGCGCAGGTGTTATTGCAGATCCAGTGGCTGTCGGTGCTTTAATTGGAATTACAAATAGAACTTCTGCTTTTTTTGCTAATCCAAAAAATGTAGAACTTGCAATTGAGGCTTTAGATATTACTGCTCCAAGATCAGTAAGATATATAGCTGGAGAAAAATTACTGAGGGGATATGTAAAAGATACAGAGGGTGATGAAAAAGAAGTATATGAAAATTTATTAAAAGAATATAAAGAAAATAAACCAAACATTCTTGAAGAAATGAGAGATTCGTAATGGAAAATTTATCTCAACAAAATAAGGAAAAATTAATTAAATTAGATGGTGAGATAAAGCTAATAAACAACAAGATAGACACTATTAAAGACAATCACCTACAACATATTGACGAAAAGATAAACAATATCTATAAAGTATTATGGGTAGTTTTCGGAGTAAGTATGAGTGGATTAGTAAACTTAGGGATTACCCTTATCTCAAAATTATAACACCAAAATCAGTAAAAGGTATTGTAGGAGAGTTAGAAATAATCTCTGAACTTACAAAAAGAGGATATTATGTGGCAAAGTCTTTAGATCCTCAATGTCCTTTTGATATTGTGGTTGTTGACAGAAATGGTAAAATATCTTTGCTTGATATAAAAACAAATACCTATCGTAGAAAAGGTAAAACAAACTGGACTAAGCGGTCAAGGAAGATTTACAGAACTCCAACCAATAAGCAAAAAGAATTAAATATAAAATTAATGATGGTAGATTATGAAAGTTAGTGAAAACACATCTGTTGCAATGCCAATCAAGAATATGATTGGAATAATTGTTGGTGTTGCTATGGGTATCTTTGCATATACAGAAATAACTGCTAGGCTAACATCACTTGAAACATCAAGAGAGCTTATGAACGCTGATTTACTAAAGGCTAGTGAGCAAACTACAGTAGATAAAGAACAATTTTTATTGCTTGAAGATTTATATGAGACAGTAGAAAAACATCAAGAACTTTTAGATAAAAATATACACAATCAAGTTATGTTACAACATATTGAAAAAATGCTAGACAAAGCATTAGAAGACATTGAGCAGCTCAAAGATCAAAATAGAGAAATGAAATATACTAATGGTACACACTAATGCAAGAGGTAGTTATAGCTTTATTATTACTGGTAAATGGAGAGATCAAGGAGCATAGAATACAAGAATCTATGAGTGATTGCTTGAAAGGAAAAAGAGTTGCATCTAGGGGTGCATCAAAAAATATAGAGTATCAATGTATAAAATCATTAGCAGAAACAGAAATTTATATGGGTGAAAAATCAATTAAAACATTAATATTAGAATGATAGATAAAATTATATATACTTTTTTTGGATGGCTAGACAGCTTTGCAGAACATTTAGATAAGGTTTTTTTTCCAAAAACTAAAAAGAAAAGAAAAAAATGTAAAGAATGTCATTGTGACTGTCATTGCAAAGATGATTTACACTTACATTTTGATAAACAAGCATTATGCACTTGTGATAACTGCGAACATTAAGGATTTTATGAGGTTTAATTATGGACAAATTTTTGTTATTGATAGAGAGACTATTGTCCAAATTAAATATTTGGATTTATCAAAAAAGGATTAGAAGATATGTACGAAGAAGTAAAAGAGGAGATAAAGATTTGTGAAGGTTATGTGCCAAAAATTTATAAATGCACAGAAGGCTTCGATACTATATTCTATGGACATAAGATAACACCTGAAGATAATTATGAACATGGAGTAGAGTATTCAAAAGAAGAAGGCGATAAGGTTTTTGAAAAAGATTTTCAAAGAACATTAGATGCAGCAGAAAGATTGATAGGTAATAGACCTGTAAACTATATTGCTAAACAAGTAATTATTAATATGGTTTACCAGATTGGCGAAGGCGGTGTATCAAAATTCAAAAATATGTGGAAAGCTCTTGATAATGAAGATTATGGAGAGGCAAGTTTCCAAATGCTAGACTCTCTTTGGGCTAAACAAACGCCTAACAGAGCAAAAAAATTAGCAGAAAAAATGAGGAGTGCAAAACTATAATGTGGTTAAGTGCAATAAAATTAGCAGTTAGTGCTGGTTCACATATTTATAAAAAGAAACAAGAAACTAAGATGCGTATGGCTGATGCTCAAGCAGCTCATGCAGAAAAGATGGCTAGAGGAGAACTAGAGTATAGTGGTAAACTTTTGGAGGCAAGACAATCAGACTGGAAAGACGAATTCGTATTGATCGTTTTAACTTTGCCAATTTTAGTCATTGCTTATGGGGTTTTCAGCGAAGATCCTGCTGCCTCTGCAAAAATAAAAGAGTTTTTTGAACAATTCCAACAACTTCCTTCATGGTTCACAAATTTGTGGATTTTAGTGGTCGCAAGTATTTATGGAATTAAAGGCACACAGATTTTTAAAAACAATAAAAAATAATTAATGTCCGACATTGATTTAATTAATGAATATAAGGATCAGGTAAGAATCCTTAAACAAGAGGTTGCAGAATTACAAGACGCAGGTAAATCCAAAGATTCTGCTAACAAAAGATGTTTACAGAAACTAGAACATTCTCAACAAGACCTTATAGAAGCGTCAAAAAAAATTAAAGAATTAGAGAATGAAATACAAAAGTTAAAAGATAAAATATGAAAATTGTATTAACTATTATTATGTGTTCAATTATTGATGGAAAAACAACTTGTATTGAACCTTACACATCACCAACTTATTACAATGATAGTTATACTTGTTTGTTAGAAGGTTATCAAAAATCAATTGATAAAATAAAAGCAATAGGAAGAAAAGACGTAAATACTTTTGGAATATACATAAAATTTGGTTGCCAAGAAATAATATTACCGAAACCAAAACCAAAAATTAACGCATAATGTATTGTATTGTTTGGAAAAGAGAAGGTTCTGATTTGCATGAAATGTTTACAAATCAAATATTTGAAACAGAAAAAAAAGCAATTGAATTTAAAAATAAACAAAAATCTATGCGTAAAAAACATGATTGCAGAGTATTAGAATATGAATATAAATACTTTGATGGAGTAAAATTAGATGGCGATAGATAAGTCAAAAATGAAATGTAATACACCTAAAAGACAAATTTCAGGTGGAAAAAAGTTTGTCGTCAAGGCTTGTAAAGATGGTAAAGAAAAGATAATTAGATATGGGGATGCTAATATGAAGATTAGAAAATCTAACCCCAAAGCTAGAAAGAGCTTTAGAGCAAGGCACAGATGTGCTAGTGCTAAAGATGTGTTCAGTGCTAGGTACTGGTCATGTAAAAAATGGTAACAATAGGAGATAATTATGCCAAAACATTACGGAATGAAAAAAAAGAAGAAAACAAAGAAGAAGAAAAATAAGAAGAAAAAATATTAATATTAGGTGAAATCATTTTAATGATTGGGTATGATGGAGGGGTAACAGGAGTTAAATATGCCAAAAGGTAAAAACAAAAAGTATAGTAAGAAACAAATGAAGATAGCAAGAATGGCTGCACCATTCGACAAAATAACAGGTGCTGATTTTAAAGCACTGCAAAGAAAGAAAAAGAGAAAAGCATGATGAAAACAGTAAAAGCACCAAAAGGTTATCATTGGATGAAAAAAGGCAATTCATATAAACTTATGAAAGGAACTTACAAACCACACAAAGGTGCAGTTAAAGTTGCTAAGTTTGCAGTTCAAAAAAGGCATACAGGATGAAACAAGCCATCTTAGATGCACTTGAAAAAAGGTATCAGGCTCAAATATCAGAGGCTGATGCAACCATAAAGATTTATTTAGAAAATAGTGTTGGTATTGGTGAGCATCCTCAACACATAGACGAAGTTGATAAATTAATTACTAGAATTACAGATGCTGAAGAAAAATTAAAAACATTAAAGGAGTTTCAATAATGGCTAAACTATGTGCTAGAGGTAAAGCAGCAGCTAAAAGAAAGTTCAAGGTATATCCTTCAGCTTATAGCAATATGTACGCAGCAGGTGTTTGCAGTGGTAGAATAACTCCTGGCGGTAAAAAGAAAAAGAAAAAAGCTAAAAGAAGAAAAAGATAATGGCTAAAAAAGGTTTAAGGTCTTGGGTTCAACAAAACTGGGTTGACATTGCTAATCCAAGATCAGATGGTTCATTTCCAAAATGCGGAAGATCAAAAGGTGAGAAAAGAAGAAATTACCCAAAATGCGTACCGATAGCCAAAGCAAGAGCTATGAGTCCTTCCCAAAGGAGAGCTGCGGTATCAAGAAAAAAGAAAGCTGAAAGAAAGTCAAGAAAAGGCAAAAAGCCTAATTATGCAAAAACCTAAAAAGAAAACTTGGGTTAAATTAAAGGAAACATTATTAAATATTGGTAAATGTAGGTATTGTCATAAAGAAATGGTCAATACAGAATCTTTCGTTTGTTTTGCAGACAAGACAAAAGCTCATTACAAATGTATGAAAGAAGATGACGCTAAAGTTAAAACTGCTTTTGATTGGTAAGGCAGCCATATTTCAGACTGCCTCATTTATTTATTTCTTAACGCAAACTCCATGAATTCTAATATTACCATTTTCCTCTGTAATAGTAATCTTAACTCTTTCATCAGGTTTGCAATTTTCTATTTCATTTTGATAAACCATATTTATCGATAATATGATTTGATCTAATGGAGTTTTACAACCTTTTAAAGACTCCCAATTATCTTTAATAAGTTTCTCCAAATGATTAGTTGCTTTGCTCATCTGTCTCCTTATTGTTTTCTTCGTTATCATTAGAGTTGTTTTCTTCTAACTCTTTTCGCACCTTTGCTAACTCTTTATAGTAGCTTGGGTGTTTCCATTCATGACTCATATTTTTCTCCTATTTTTTTTTTATAAATATATTTTACCATACGCACTTTTTTGAAATCGTCTAAAAGTGAGTAAAATGTTTTTTTGAAAAAAATTATTATTGATTACTGCGGTGTATAAATTGAAAGAAAATGCTTTTTTGAATTTTAAAGTAATTTTTTTTTTATTTTTATTGAATAGTAATCGACATTTCTGTCGCACCACATTAAATTAGTAAGCATTGGCGTTGTAATAAAATGTGATCTTACAGTTTTTGAAAAATTTAAGTGATTCGAAAAAATTAAAGTTCGTAAAATTTTATTGCATCTTTGAGATAATTCTCATCTAAATCATTCTTCCATCTGTAATCATCAAAATTAGGTTGAATGAAATCTTTTATAATTTTTGGATCAGAACTTATCTTAAGTAAGTTTTGTCTAACTTTACATCTGTGAATTATTTTAGGTATTCTTTTTTTAATATTCTCTGGTTTAAGTTCATCACAATTGTCAGCATGAAATACTTTGAAAGATTCCTCATTGATGTAGCAAAGATAAACAGGTTTCTCAAAAACAGAATAATAAAAATCTACTTGCAATAAATGATATTGCTCTGGTCTTTCTTCAGGTAGTTTATTATTTAACCAAGACCTAGTTCCATCTTTTTTAACTCTACCTTTTCTTGGGAACTTACATTTATCCTCAATGATAACATCACCTAATAAATCTACATATCCATGCACAGGAATATTAATACCATCAAACCATTTAAAAGCCTCTATCTCAGGTTTGCATTTTTCATATCCAGGTATTGTTTGATGAGCTTTATGACCATTTTCTATCATCAAAGGAATGATAGATTTATAGTATTCAAACTCATCAAACTGAGAGATATGAACATTTATTTTTTTAAATTTTTCGTTAATTGGTGTGAACATTGTTTTCAACCTCTTGTTCTATAAAATAAGAAATAGGTTTATTTAAATATTTTGAAATTTCTAATAGTTTATCTACTGGAACTCTATTTACAGCCTTTTCATATTTTTGTATTTGTTGAAATGTAATGTTTAAAGCATTTGCCAATTCAGTTTGTGTTACATACCTTCTTGGCATTTTTCTTTGTGGATTGAATTGTTTTCTTGCCATATTTATTCTGGCAAATTTTATTCTTTCACCAATTTGTTTATATAGATGTGATGTTTCCATTTTTCCTTCCTTATTTAAATTTAGAGTATAGAACCCCTATGCAGTTTATACAACTTTCAATATTTATCTATTTACAATAGATAAATTTAGCGTCTTTATTTTCAAACTCTACAATTCTTCTATATGTTTTTACATATTCCTTGACAGCTTTTAAAGAATGAACGCATTGTCTTCTTTTTTGACCATTCATTATCTTTTTATGGTTTTCTTCAAGCTGTTTGTAGAGTCTAACATTATTGTTGCTCAACATTAGAGTTATTACTCTCCTCACCGATTTTTTTTATGTTGCCTTGAATGAACTTGCTGTCGGTGATTTTTATATCAGCAGTTTCGTTCAAGTCTTTTGAAGATTGTGCTTTTTGAGTAGCTTCCTCAATAGTTGCACCCTCAAAATACTGCTTTACTTGAGCTACTATTTCGTATGATGATGTTTTTTCAACTTTTATCATTTAACTTTATATTTCTTCTATATCCTGGCATCCTTATTAGGTCGCCTCTTTGCTCAAGTTTCTCAACCAATTGAGTGATTGAGTTCTTGCTTTTGTACCCCATTTTATCAGCCATAAACTGAAAAGTAGGATAGAAACCATAATTTGTATAATATTTTCTAACAAATTCAAGCAATCTTTTCATAGCTGGTGTCATGGGTCTTTTATTTTTTTCTTGTTTCATTTATAATTAACCCCCTCAAAAGTTCCGCATATCCTTGAATATCGTCAAAACTATCAGCTTTGTATCTATCTGATTGCATGACCCTCCAACATTTTAAAAATATCATAATTATACCAAAAAATTTAATTGGCACTTTTACATCTTTATTATTGTAAAATGTCAAGTATTCAGACATTATCTTAGTCATTATGTAGCTTGTATAATCAAAGCCACCATAGTCTTTTTCTTTTTGTTCTAATAATTTTTCTAAACTTTTTGTAAATTTAATATCATTCATATTCTGTTCCTAAATACCATTTGCCATGTGCATTGATACAATAATGGCTGCCGACAGTGTAATTATTATAAAATCCCAAATATCCATTTTTTACCTCTTTGAATTCTACCAGTGCCTCAAATATTTCATCACAAGTGAGAAAAGTTTTTACCTCAATTTTTTTCCAGTAATAACTAGACTCACTTGTGACTAGCAAAAGAAACAAATAAACAACTTTCAAACTAACTAGAAGGGAGCTGCTTGTTGTCTATTATCTTGTTTCTTGTTTGCATCTTTTCTTGGTTCGTTCTTATAACCAGAAAGAATTGTTCCAGAGTCATTCAACCAGGCTATCAAGCCTTTCTCTCCCCCTGCATCTGGGTAATTGATTTGACCTGTAAATTTGTCATCACCTTTAAATAGAACACCGACTTGAGCAAATATTCTAACAAATCTTTTTGATCCATCTTTACTGGATGCTTTGACACCTAAAATTGTACCTTTAGCACCATTAGTTAAAGATATGTTTCCAGAAAAATCTAATTTGATAGACTTTTCATTGTTTGGCTCATACGGAAATAGTGCAAAATCTTTTTGCTTACCATTGTTTGACATTTTGACCTCCATTAGTCTTTATTGTTTGTTGTTTATTCTGAAATAGTTTTTCTATTTCTTCTTGGTTGTTTTTCCAATCCGAATAGAGTTTATTCAACTTTGTTTCAGTTGTTTGTGATTCTATCCTTTCTTTGATTGAAACTGTTTTAGTATTTGTTTTAGTACCGCTTTGATTATTCAAAGCATTAACTAATTCTTCAGCACTAGCATATTCTGAACCTGATAACCCAAACGCTGCTAAACATCTACCTAACGCTGAACTGGAGCAATTTTCTAATGCACTTGTTTTATTAATAAATGATGAATTTCTAAATTCTTCTGCAAAGCCAACTGAATAAATTGTTTCACCAATATAAAGTTCAGTTTTAACAATTACTCTTTCAACGTCATGGAATATTACTTCTTCATTAAATCTTGCCTCTGGAAAATATTGTAATAAATGTTTATGCCTTTCGTTTACTGTAGAATATTTTTTACCTTTAATATTTACTGTTGGAATATTTATTGCTTTTTCTAAACAATCCTTTCTTCTTTCTTTAAAAGAACCTTTACTTTTTTCTATTGGCTCTTGCACTTGTTTTCTTGTCATTTCTTTCCTCATTTAGTTGTTTATTTAAAAAATCTATTAATTCTTGTTTTTTCTCTAATTGCTTTTTTAATTCTGTTATTTCTTCATCTCTTTCCAATAACATATTTTTTTTAATTTTTTGCTCATGTTCTAAATCTTTAATTCTTCTCTGCATGGTAGCAGCTTTATTTAAACTAAGTTCCATCTTCACCTTTCATAACTTCTTTTGTAGTTAAATTGTAAACTATTCTGTCTTGCATAGCCTGACCGACCAAAGCACCTGCAATCATTTTGGCGTTTGGAGGTATGTTTTTTCTTTGTTGTTCATCAAGTACGCAATAGTCATTGAACCACTGATCTATAGGTTTATTTAGTTGACTTGGACTAAGATGAGTTGCACTAAAACATCCACCTTCTTTTTTATGAGTAAATTCTTTCCCAATTTTTTTAAGCATTACGAATCAAATACCAATATAAACAAACAATGTCAATACCATATACAATTTACTTGATATATAATTAAAAAAAAGTATTAAATAAACCATGATTTATGAAGGGAAAACATCCAAATATTTATATGGACTATAGGACTTGTTGTAAATGCAAAAATTCAGCAGATGTAGTAGAAGGTTCTAAGGATTATTGTGCTAGTTGTTATTTCATTCATATTGTTGGTATGCCAATTGAACAATATGAAAAAAACCAAAACCAATTAAAAGAAAAAAAAAGACAAAAGTATGAATAATTTAAATATTGTTGGACATAATACAAAAAAAGATAGAATTGATTATGATTTTTACCCAACACCAGAAATAGCAACATTAAAATTATTAGAAAAAGAGTCATTTAAAGGAAATATTTGGGAATGTGCTTGTGGTGATGGTGCAATTAGTAAAATATTAAAATCAAAAAATTATGAAGTTTTTAGTTCAGATATAGTTTTTAGAGATTATGGAGAAAAAACAATAGATTTTTTAAATTCAAAAATGATTTTTGACAATATAATAACCAATCCACCTTTTAAATTATCTTTGGAGTTTGCTTTACATGGTCTTAAATCAGTAAAAAATAAAATGGTTTTGTTTCAAAAATTAGTTTTTTTAGAGGGTATAAAAAGAAAGAAAGAATTATTTTCATTAAATAAATTAAAAAATATTTATGTAATTAGTAATAGATTAAAATTCAAGGGATATAAAACTGGTGGCTTAATGTGTTTTGCTTGGTTTATATTTGATGTTAATTACAATGGTAAACCTACTATTGATTGGATATGAAAATAAAACTTAACTCTAATGATGTTGAATTAGCTTATACAACAGCTCAAAGAAGATTTATTGGTAATGTAAGAATGAACAAAGGTTTTTCTTATGGTTACAATAAAAATTTAAAGAATCAATTATATGATGGGTTTTTAGGTGCTATGGGTGAAGTTGTTTATGCAAAGGCAACTAATAGCTTTTTTAATGGTTCATACACTGACAATAATGAGTTTTATTCTAACTCCGACTTTCAAAACAATATAGAAATTAGAACACAAGATAAAAAATCATATAATTTTTTGTTAATTAGACCTGGAGAAAAGCAAGGAAAGTATTTTTTAATAATAAAAGACAATGACAAAGATTATAATTTTACAATTAAAGGTTGGTTTTTATATAAAGATGATTTACCACCTGAAAAACTATCTAATTTTGGCTATCAGGATAGACCTGCTGCTTATAAAATTGAAATAAATGAACTAACACCATTGGAGGCAAATGTCAGACAAGATAAATTTTAAATTATTTAAACCTTTTGGTTCAACTCTTGCAAAAGCAGAGTTGCCATTACAACTATTAAAAGATTTCAAAGATGATTTAAAAACAATAAGAGAAGATAAGCAAAAAAGAAAAGATCATAACTGGGGAGATAGGCTTGTAGGTCATGTTCAAGAAGAATATTTAATATCTCCTCCTATCATGCTTAAGTGGAAAGCAGCTTTTTTTGATCCAATTATTATATCATATACTAACGCACATTTTAAAATGGAAAAGGTAAAATCAGTTTTAATTAATTCAGCATGGTACGTTGTTTCAAAACCAGGAGATTACAACCCTTTACATAATCATTCAGAATATATTAAAGGTAATTATAGTTTAAGCTGCGTAGGTTATTTATCATTGCCAGAATCAATGATTCCTAGTGAAAATGCAAAATCACATAACGATTATAGCGGACAAATTCAGTTTGTTGAAGGTTCGGAAAATCAATTTTCTGATAGTCAACTTAGAATAGATCCAAAGGTAAGGGATTGGTATTTATTTCCTAATTATTTAATGCACTCTGTATATGCTTTTAATTCAGAAAATAAAAACGCTGAACGTATTTCTTTTAGTTTTAATGCTACAATAAACTTTGAATAAGTTTATTTCCTTTACTTATATTTTCTTCAGCAGGAATAATTCTTAAATTATTTTCTACATGAAGACCGCAAACTTTGTCATTTATTAATGGTATTATGTGATCTACATGAAAACCTTTAGGACAATTTTTATAAATTTTTTCTATTTCTTTTAAATTTGCCCATTTAGGAGTTGCGTTTAGTTTGTCTGCTCTCCTTTTAGCTTGTCTTATTTTATGAGGTACTAAAAAATTATCAGTTTTTCTAAATTTATTTATAAAAAATATGTATTTAGAACTTAATTGATATTTTGCCCTGTATTTTTTAAGTGTGCCATTAGCTTTTAATTTTTGTATGTAATTTATATATTTTTCTTTTTTTCTATATTGTTTTAAATAAATATTTTTTTTTGTTTTATATTTAGTTGATTTTTCTGCACAACTTTTTTTACAGTATTTTCTATTTTTAGCATAACTTGTATCTGTAAATTCTAAATTACAATTAAGACATTTTTTTTTAATTGTTATAGGTGTTTTTCTTCTACCTTTTGATTTACATTTATAAGAACAATATTTTTTTACTTTATTTACCGAAAAATCAATAAATGAAGTTTTGCAAAATAAGCATTTTTTCATTTAATTATTAAGAATATATAAACTAAAAGAAACTAGCTCAATAATGATAATTATTTCAAGCATTGACAGTTTTTAATTTTTCAGATTCAATTACTTCATTAAGTTTTTCATTTGTCCAACCTTTATGAAAGAAAACTAATTTTTCTCCAAAAGTATTTGGATCATAAATTTTAATATGTTTATCGTTTTCGTTATATCTTATGTGAAAAGCATATCCCAATTTTATAAACATACTAAGTTTTTTATCTTTTTTTATGTTTTTTATTAAATCTTTTAGTTTTTTAGGTTCGCAATAAATAGTTCTTATTTTTTGGTCGCCATGTTCATATATTAAATGTTGCTCCGTAAATACAAAAAAACCCACTTCATTAGGTTTTAAATCGGTTTTATTTTGTAAATAAAAACATTCAAAAGTTCTACAAGTCAAAGGTCTATTTTCATAAACTTTGCAATTTCCTTTTTCTATATTGCAACTTTTGCACCATAAAAAAGATTTTTTATGGTATTCTAAATCGTTTATCTCTGGTAATTTACAACACAGGCTACAATCTTGGCACTCTCTCATATTTTCCCTTTCTTTTAAAATTTTTATATCTATTGTAATGAACCCCACCAACCACAGAAAGAATATTTTTGAGCATATCAATTTTCAATTGGTGAAGTTCTTTTTTTGTAAGTTGTTTATGATTCATTTTTTTTTATCTCTTATTCCCTTTATTAAAGAATATACTACCTGTAAATCATAGACAGAGCAAGAGCCGATAAATTCTAATGTTTCCTTTCTCATCTCCTTTTGTTCTTCATGTGCCTTTGCTTTGTTTTGGTCTATTATTTCAAAATGTTCCTCTTTTAGTTCAGGCATTTTTAATTCTCTTTTTAGATTGATTTATTCTTTTTTGGCAATCTCCAAAATCCATAAATGAATAAAAATGTTTATTATTATGTTTCTTGGATAATATAAAAGTTATTGATTTATAGTCTTTAGCTTTCATTGTCCTCCCTTTATTAATTAATAGTATTATTGATTGGTTGATATTTTGCAAAAGTCAATTCCTTTCTAAATCTTTCAAGCTCTGATTTATAATGAAATCTTGAAATAGTATGTTTTGCAATCTTTCCCTTTTCAAAGAACAACCAACAAGAAGTTTCTTTAATTGGTGTTCCCATGTCTTTAAGTTCGTAGTTATCTAAAATTTTCATTATTTGCTCTCCTTTTCATATTGTCTAATTAAATCAATTAATGAGTGATCGATAACTTTGTCAAATGATGACAATAATTTTTCATCAAAGCATCTACCCCCACCAACGCAAGTAAAAGTTTTAATATCTTCATTATCAAAATGTTTTTTTGCTTCATCATGCAATTCAGAATAAGATTCATCATGTCCAGGATATTCTCCATCTTGATAATTTAAACAATCCTCAACATAATCCTTCAAAGATTGTTCTGTGCTATCTGCATCTACAGAAGATTTCCATATTTCTCTGTAATATTCAACAGCATTATCAAAATCATTATTTTCATCTATTTCAGATTGAGTTACTGGATCAAGTACAGTTCCAGTTGCTCCTTTCATTCCGTCTTTATAATTAAAGATTTCCTTTAAAAAATAAATTGATCCATCTTTAATTCCAACTGGTTTATTGTAAACATAAGACTCTCTTTGTAAATTTGAGTCATATTTTAATTGTGCTTGTGTCATGTTTTCCCTTTCTAGTGATTTGTTAAACATACGAATAAATAGCATAAAATAATATACTTGTCTATAGTTTGTATATATTTATTATGTTCTCTATTTGTTCTGTTGCTTTATATTTGATTGAGTATTAAACAAGCAATCAGGAAAGGCGCAGAAATGACAACAAAAGGTTTTACAATGATCCCAAACCAATTAATAATTGATGAGGGGTTGAGCAAGGAGGCGAAAGCCTTGTTTATTTATATAAGGTATTTATCCCCTAAATTTAGAACTTTGAGAAATGCCACATTATTGACAAAATTGGACATCTGCCTATCCACTCTCCAAAAAGCTAAAAATGAACTTATTAAAAATGGCTATTTAATTATCCACAGGAAATCATCAGCTAATTATTACGACCTCAGACTAAGTAAAAAATACTCAATCAATAGAGTATTAAATAAGCAAGAGACTAAGTATAATTTACTTAGTATTAAGAAGAACAATACTATGTATAACAACACTATGTATAACAAGAAAGGTTTCAAAGGTTTTAAAGATAAATGAGTTTATATTACTATAATAATGAACCTTTGCAGCATTGGTATAATAACGACTACTCCCCCTCTGATAAGCTAAATATTACAATTCAAATACAGGAAGATTTTAAAAATGGCTTAATTTCGACAGATCAACTGGTCTGGATTATTAGAGAGACTAGATTTGGCGATTACTCTGCAAAGCTCATAATTGATCGTTTAATGTTCGAAGGTAAATTAAAATATAATCCTGTCACAATGGATACTAGAAAAAATATTAAGGAAAGATCAGCTTTTGACATTTAATTGATTGAAACCACAATATATTGTGCTATTCTTGTTTTGCTCCCTTTGGAGCTTTTTTAGTTAATTAACTTTTTTTTTGAGTTCTGGCAGTATTTCCCTATCTTTCCTTTCTTAGCTGCCAGGCTCAACAATTTAGAATTATTTTAAACTATGGCAAGAAAAAGAAAACTTACTGACAAATTAAAGGATCATATTTTATCACTCATTGCAGACGGATTAACAATCAGAGAATTATTTTCAAGGGAAGATGTTCCAATTTCTTGGCAATCTTTTAGAACTTATTTAATTAATGATAATGATTTGATGAGCCAGTATATTAAATCTAAGGAGTTAGCAATTGATCTTAAATTATCTGAATTAGAAGACAAAAGAAAAGAATTAGAATCTAAAATAGAAACAGGTTCAGTTGATCCTAAATCTGCACAAAATCTAGTAAACCTTTATAAAATTATTACAGCTCATTCGCAGTGGTCAGCCAGTAAATTATCTTCAAAAACTTATGGCAAAGCTGCTGAAACTTTACAAATTAAGTCCAATAATGATTCAAATTTAGCAATTTCTTGGATGAAACCAGATTAAATGTTAGTAAGTTTGTTAATAAAGTTGTTGATTAATGTTGATAATATTGGAGTTGTGGAGAAAGTTACACACATAAAAAAGGATTTATACACATGAGTTGCAAAAATATCACACAAAACTTAGAACAATTCTAAATTGGTGATAACTTTAATTATCGGAAGTATTAGTATTGATAGGAATTAATTATCGTTAGTAATAATTTAACGATTTATGGAGAACAAAATGCGAACTTAGGGGTTTTATTTTGCCCTATGCCCAGTTTTGCGATTGTTGATGAAATAAAAATTAATGGATGATACAAACAAACAAATGGACAATTTGCTTTTACAAACAATAATTTTCATAATGAAAGAAAAAACCACAGGAAAACCTGTGGTTGTAACTCATTTCACAGGATTTCAGTCTGACGAAGAAGCTCAATTCTTTTCTAGGTTCTTGCAAGACCAATTCACAACCCCTTTAAATGAAGAAGATTATAATAAAAACTACACACTTCATTAAATGGACTTTCCTAATAAAAAATACGACATAATTGTTATAGATCCACCATGAAAGGTAAAAAAGGTTAAAAGAAAAATTAGACCCAATCAAAAAGAAATGGATTATCCTCTAATGCAATTAGACGATATTAAAAAAATGCCAATAAAAAGTTTAGCAAAAGATAATTGCTGGGTTTTTCTTTGGAATGTTCAAAAATACATTTTTGAATCTAAGTCTGTTTTAGAAAATTGGGGTTTTAAATATTTATGTATGGGAGCTTGGGAAAAAACATTTGGAAAATCAGCAGGTCAACCAATGTTTGGTTTTAGATGGAACGCAGAATTTATAGCAATAGGATATAATAATACTCCTGATTTCTGGTGTAAGGGTAAAAAATTAATTCCGTTAATATTTCAAGCTGAAAATATCAGACATTCTCAAAAACCAGATAAATTTTATAAAATGATAGAACCTTTAGGACAGGACAGGATTGACATTTTTGCTAGACAAAAGAGAAAAGGTTGGGATGTTTGGGGAAATGAAGTATAGGGGGTTTTGATATAATATGAAACAAATTGTTATTCCTTACTCACCAAGAGAAATCCAAAATTTTTTGCACAAAAAATGCGATATGAACCGATTTAATGTTGTCATTGTTCATAGAAGGGGTGGTAAAACTGTTTTTGCTATTAATCATTTGATAAAAGCTGCTTTGACAAACAAAAAACCTTATCCAAGATATGCCTTTATTTCGCCATATAGACTTCAAGGTAAATCTACTGCTTGGGATTACCTAAAACAGTTCTCATCAGCAATACCTGGAACTAAATTTAACGAATCTGAGCTAAGAGTTGACTTTTCAGTAAATAACAGTCGTATTCAAATCATTGGTGGAGAGAATAGTTCAGCAATAAGAGGTCAATACTTTGATGGTGTGATAGTGGATGAAACACAAAACATATCACCTGACCTATTTGACACCATTTTAAGACCATGTCTTTCGGATCGACAAGGTTTTGCCATATTTATTGGAACGCCAATGGGAAGAAACTGGTTTTTTGAATTACATGAGAAAGCAAAGCACACAAAAGATTGGTTCACTTGTGTTTTTAAAGCTAGTGAAACTAAAATAATACCAAAAGAAGAACTAGACGCTGCAAAAGAAACTATGTCTCCAGAGGCTTATCAGCAAGAATTTGAATGTTCATTTCAAGCTGGTATTAGTGGTTCTTATTTTGGTAAAATTATTGAGGAGTTAGAGCAAAAAGGAAGAATAAAAGATTTTGAAGTTGATGAAAACCTAGAGGTTGAAACATGGTGGGATTTAGGAATGAACGATAGCACTGTTATAACCTTTGCTCAAAGACATGGTGATGAAGTTAGAGTAATTGATTGCTATGAAAACTCTGGTGAAGGTTTAGAACATTATTTGAATGTGATTGATGATAAGGGATATACATATTCAAAACATATTGCACCCCATGACATCAGGGTAAGAGAGATAGGAACAAATAAATCAAGGTGGGAAACTGCAAAAGAGATGGGATTAGAATTTGATATAGCTCCAAAACTTAGTGTGGAAGATGGTATTGAACAAGTACGAAGAATGTTGCCTAAATGCTATTTTCATAAAAACAATTGCAAAAAGCTAGTAGAAGCATTAAAAAGCTACTGTAAGCGTTGGGATGAAAAAAATAATTGTTTTAGGAATAAACCCCTACACAATTGGGCATCTCACTTTTGCGACTCCATACGATATGGTGCTATAGTCGAACCCATTGAAAGGTCGGACTGGTCAAAGCCAATAAGAGTACAAACGAATTATATAATTTAATATGGCAAAAAAAATAATCGAAATTTCAGATCCTAAATTACGAAGTTTATTATCAAATCAAATTGAAAATGCTTTAGGTTATTTAGGAGGCAATCTTTCTCAAAGCAGAAAAAAATCTTTAGAGTATTATCTAGGTGATAAACTTGGAACAGAAATAGATGGTAGATCACAAGTTGTTTCAACAGATGTTTCAGATACTATTGAAAGTATTTTACCAAACCTTCTAAGAATTTTTACAGCATCCGATAAAGTTGTAAGATGCGAACCTGTAACAGCCGAAGATGTTCCTCTTGCCGAACAAGCGACAGCTTATTTAAATCATGTTTTCTACAAAGACAATAATGGCTTTCAATTGCTATATAATTTTTTCAAAGATGCGCTTATTGAAAAAAATGGTTTTTTAAAAATATATTATGACGAAAGTGAAAACGTAGAATTTGAAACTTACAAAAATTTATCAAAAGCAGAAAAAGATGCGTTGTCTGACACAGATGATGAAATAGAAGAAATTGAAGAAGAAGTTTTTGAGGATGAGTCTGCCAAAGAAGAATTCGATAAATTAATAAAACAATATCAAGATCAAGGTGTTGATACCTCACAAGTTCAAAAACCAGATTTTAGTTTGTATAATTGTAAAATTAAAAGGACTACCAAAAAAGGAAAAATAAAAATTGACTCTGTTCCACCTGAAGAATTTTTAATTGATAGAAATGCTAAATCAATTGAAGATGCAGATTTTGTTTGTCACAAAGTATTGATGTCAAGATCAGACCTTGTTGCTATGGGTTATGATGAAGAAGAAGTTAAAAATTTACCAACATCAGATGAAGATATTTACAACACTGAAGATATGGTAAGACAAAGAAATGTTGACGAATACCCTGTCAGCTATACTGGACAATCCTCAACTGAAAAAGTTTTAATTTATGAGTCTTATATAAAATATGATTTTGATGAAGATGGTATTGCAGAGTTAAGAAGAATAGTATCCGCAGGTGATGATGGTTCTATGGTTTTAGAAAATATGCCTTGCGATAGTGTTCCTTTTGTAACTATTACACCAATACCAATGCCTCACAGATTTTATGGAAGAAGTTTATCTGAATTAGTTGAAGATATTCAATTAATGAAATCAACTGTAATGAGACAACTGTTAGACAATATGTATTTGACTAACAACAATAGAGTTGCAGTTATGGATGGTATGGTAAATATGGATGATCTTCTAACATCAAGACCTGGTGGTGTTGTAAGAACAAAGCAACCACCAAACCAAGTTATGCAACCATTACAAGCTCAACCAATTTCACAACAAGCCTTTCCTTTGCTTTCATATCTTGATAGTGTTAGAGAGGTGAGAACTGGTATCTCTAAACAAGTTCAAGGTTTAGATCCAAACACTCTCAATGCTAAAACCGCAACAGGTGTAAATGCGTTAATGACGCAAACTCAAATGCGATCAGAGTTGATTGCAAGAATCTTTGCCGAAACAGGTGTTAAAGATTTATTTAGAAAAATTTTTGAACTGATGGTTAAGTATCAGGACAAAGAAAGAATTGTTATGCTCAACAATCGTTACGTTCCAGTAAAACCTACCGAATGGAAAGATAAATTTAATATTTCTATAGTGGTAGGTTTAGGAACTGGCTCAAAAGAGCAACAAATAATGTTACTAAACAATATCCTAGAAAGACAACTTCAAGCGTTTAATTTACAAGGTGGAAAAGAAATGCCAATGGTTACATTAAAAAATATGTATAACACATTGTCTAAAATTATTGAAAACGCAGGTTTGAAAAATGTTGAAAGTTATTTTGTTGATCCTGAAGTTGGAAAACAAATGATGCCTCCACCACAACCACCACCACTAACACCGATTGAAAAAATAGAATTTACTAGAATAGATGCTGAGAACAAAAGAAAAATTGCTGATCTTGAATTACAATATCAAGAACTACAACAGAAATCTCAAGACATGGTTCTTGGTTTTGAAGCTAAAATCAAAGAAATGGCTTTGAAATATAATACACAATTAGATACAGCTAAAATAAAAGCAGATGCTGATTTAGACAAGATGATGATGGCAAGTGATTCTAAGATTCTTGAAAAAGCACAACAATCTGCTAATATATTTAGCCAACAATTACAAGGACTAAATGGAAATCAAAGACCAGGCGGACAGATCGAAGGAGATCAGTCGATCCAACCAAGCCAAACAGGTTTTAGAGAATAAACTTTTTATAGAGGCAATAGAATCTCTAAAAAAACTTTATTCTGAGGCACTGTTAGAAAAAACAGGTGCTAAAGAAAGCGATACCAGAGAAAAACTTTGGATTGCATATAATGTTGTTGGAAAAGTAGAGCAACATCTACAAACTGTTATTGAGACAGGTAAACTTGCATCAAAACAGTTAGAAGATTTCAGAAAACAACAGCATCAAACAAAATTTTAACCATCAGGTTAAAATAAGCCAAGTCATTATGACAGCTTAACAATAGGAGGACTTAATGTCTGATTCAAACCCTTTATTGTCTTCAGAGACAATGCAAGGTGCAGCTAAACATATTGAGAGTTTAATGGACTCAAAAGGAGTTATCAAAGAACCTCAAGAAGAAGTAGCACCAGTTGAACCAAAAGAACCAGAGGCAAAAGCCGAAGATAATCAAGAAGTTCAACAACAAACTGAAACTCAACAAGAGGAAACTCAAGAAGTTTTAGAAGAAGCATCTGTAGATTCAAATGCTCAAAATGAACAAGAAACCGATCTACACCAAGTTATTGTTAATGGTGAAAGGATTGATGTTGACCTTGAAGAATTAAAAGCAGGTTATCAAAAGGATGCCGACTACAGACGAAAAACTGAGGAATTAGCAATTGAAAAAAGAGAGCTAAAGATCGAAGAAGATCGTCTGAAAAACCAGTATTCAACCAAGATGGATGATTTAAATTCTCTTGTGGCTACTTTGAACACTGAGATTAACAACGATATGAATTCCAAAGAGCTAGATGCACTTTGGGAAGAAGATCCAACTGAGGCTGCTAAAGTTGATCGTAGGATTCAAAAAAGAAAACAATCGATACAACAAGCACAGCAAAAACTGAGAGAACATCAAGAAGTTCAGTTTCAGGAAGTATTGAGAGAAGAACAAAAAAAACTTCACTTAAGACATCCAGAAATTGCTGACCCAATAAAAGGTGCAACAGTCAAATCAAATATTATGAACTACTTAGGTTCTAAAGGCTTCTCTAATGAGGATGTCGCAAGAATTTATGATTCAAGATATTTTGATGTAATTATTGATGGTATGAACTTTCAAAAAGCTAAATCAGTAAAACCTAATTTAGTTTCTAAAAAAGTTAAACCTACTAAATTTGTTAAATCAGGTGTCAAATCTACCAAAGAGGATATGAATAATAAGTCAAGGTTGGAGAAAATTAAAACATTAAAAAGAAGTGGTAGTCCAAAAGACGCTACAGACCTTTTAATGAAATACTTATAAACCAATAACCTCAAAGGAGAAATAAAATGGCTGTATTTCAAACATATCAAACAGTCGGCATAAGAGAAGATTTGGCTGATATTATTTATTCAATATCTCCAACTGAAACGCCTTTTATGTCTGGAGTTGCTAAGACATCTGCAACAAATACTTCACACCAATGGCAAACAGACGCTTTAGCTGATGTAGCTGCAAACGCTGCTGTCGAAGGTGCAAGTATTTCTTATGGCACTTTGTCTGCAACAACTAAACTATCAAACAACACTCAGATTTCTACAAAAGCTGTTCAAGTATCAGGAACAAATGATGCTGTAACATCTGCTGGTAGAAACAATGAGTTAGCATATCAAGTTGCAAAAGCTGCAAAAGAATTAAAAAGAGATATGGAAACTGCTCTTTTATCAAATGTTGCTGCTGCGGCTGGTAATGCTACAACTGCTAGAAAATTAGGAGGAGTTCAAACTTGGATTTCTACTAATGTTGATGCTGGTTCAGGTGGATCAGGTGCTGGTGGTGGAGCTGCTAGAACAGATGGAACTCAAAGAGCTT